TAGAATTTTGGCGACGTTTGTTGCGTCCGCTCTTGGTGTTATCGGTGCTGGTAGCCTCGGTGGGGTTGCTCCTGCTACTGCTGCTTTCGTTGGTGGTATCCTGGCTGTAGCCAAGGTAATTGAACGCCTATCATACGCTTTCTTGGAAGATGGAAAGCTATCTAAAAATGAAATTAATGCTGCATTCCAGCAGAGCGTTCAGCTAAAGAACGTTAAAGAAGAAGAAGAAGAGCCTAAAGCGTAATGAGGGGCTTGCGTAAATTCGCGACACTATTCGTACCCCTTACATCGTTATTCCTTATATTTGGCTTGTCTAGCCCTTCTATTGCTGACACTACAACTGAGTATGAACAAAAAGTTTCTGCTGCACAAGCAAAAATTCAAGATCTTCAAAATCAGTTAGCTACTGCACAGTCTAACTTAGACAGTTGGACTAACTCCTCTAATGATCAAGCAGACCAACTTAATGCTGCTCAAACTGCGGCTACTGAAGCAAAAGATGCTTTAGAAGCTGCTGTTGCTGATTACAACAGTAAAAAAGCTGACTATGATGCAGCTTTTGCAGATGTTCAAGCTGCTGAAGTTGTAGTTGCCCAGGCAGTAGCCAAAGTAAATGCTGCAGCTGATGTAGTTGACTCTACCTATAATTCTTATACAGTAGCCCAGCAGAACGCTGATAACGCTCAGGCTGCTATGAATCAGGCTCAAAATGACTATGACACTAAGTTAATTAACGCTGGTGGAACTGGTGGGACTCCTGGCTTGAAAGTGGATGTCTACACAGGTATAAACAGCAAGGGCAACCCTCCGCAGAAGTCTGACACTGCTTACACTAAATGTAAGACAACTACAGTAAGCAACATTAATGCTAACTGGAATGGTGGAGACATTCTTGGGTGTGGTTCTGACTACATCATGCTTCACTATCGTGGGTACATCACTTATCCAACAACCACTAAAGTTTACTTTCAGGCTCCTGCCGATGACGGTTTCTACATGTCTATCAACGGAACTCAGGTAATCAACGACTGGTCGCTAAAAGGTTGTGGAGCAAACTCCACAGGTCTGTTCTCATTTACTGGTGGAAAGTCTTATGCTATTGATGCTTGGTTCTATGAATGGGGTGGCGGCGCTTGTTCTACTTTGAACTACAAACCACTGGGAGGAAGTTCTTACGCAGTGGCTCCAGCGTCGTTCTTTACACAAGATGCAGTAGTAACTATGGTAAAAGACCCGGCACTGCTAGTTGTTTTAAACACTAAAACCACTCTTTACGTTCAGGCAGTAGCTGCTGAAGAACAGGCAAATGTGGTATACCAAAATGCTTGTGATGATTATGATGGTAAACAAATTACTTATGGATATGCTGGAAGTGCGTTAGCTACTAAACATGCTATTATAGTTCCTTTAGAAGATGTAATGAATGTAGCTGAATCTACTTGGCAAAATAGAAGTGATGATAAAGTAATTGCTGATGCTAACTTGCGTGATCTAAAGACTGAATACAGCACTACATTTGCTGCTATTGAGTCTGCTGCTCAACAAGTTGACAGTTTAGAAGCACAAATTGTACAAGCTAAAATTGATCTAGCAAACATACCTAAGCCCACTGCTGCTGATAAAAGACGATCAAAAAAGACTGTATTGAAATACTATGCAGATGGTGCTTACATTTCGAGACAGCAGTACGTTCTTAGTTTAAAATAATACCCCCAAAGGAATTTCACAACGATAACCCAGTTGCGGCAATTCCATTGTTGGGGGCAGCATTTCAAGGGCTAGCTGATGCATTTAATGCAATCAGTAATATTGGCGCTGACTTGCCACCTGCAGTTAGAGAAAAAGCACAAAAAGTAGTTATTTCTGCTATTATTGTCACACAGGTCGCAACACAAGCTGCAGCTATGGCTGCAAGTAGTGCAGCAAGTGCAGCATCAGGCTCATCAGGATCTAGCCGAAGGAAAGAAAAATGAAATTCCTAAATGATTTAATTGGACAAATCTGGACACTACTAGGTATGTTTGTAGCATGGATTGTACTAGAAGGTTCTGCTAAGGCAGTAGTCGGCTGGTGTATCATTGTGTCATTGGTTATTTGGATGGCTACGTTTCCACTGCGAAATAATGATGAATAAGAGATAATAGAACTACTTACCCGAAAGGATTGAAATGCCAGAAGCAATTTACAAAGAACCATTCCCTAAAGCAAAGCGTGGCGATGGATTCAAAAACATGGCTAGTTACCGTACACACCCACACCGTGGTGTTGACTGGTCAGTAGCTGCACATAGCCCAATTCACGCAATCACTGGTGGAACTGTTATGGAGACCAAGTGGACTGACGTTTTAGGAAACATCCTAATTCAGTCAACTTACGATGGTCATTTTATTTTGTATGCACACTTAGCAAAGCCAAGCCCATTGAAGCAAGGCGACAAGGTTGAAGCAGGCAAAACTATTATTGGTGAAGTTGGTGGAGGTAAAGATACCCCATCAGGTTCAGCCAGTACTGGTGCCCACCTTCACGTTACTTATGGTAAAACAAAGAACCTAGTTTCAGCTGATATTAGTGAATTAGATGACTTGTTTGCAGTACTTGATAAGAAGTAACTAGTTTTTAATGTTACAGAGAAAAGCCCTAACTGTTAATAACGGTGCTGCTCTTAAGCGCACTAAATCTTTTAATCAGTCTAGGGCTTTATCTTTACCTAAACAGCAAAAACAAGAAACTTCTGTGTTTGTACACGCGCGCGCGGGTAGGAATTCAGTGGTAGGTGCAAGTAGTGGAAGCACTAGAATAGGGAAGTAATGGATCAAGTAGTTCTATATTGGGCTGCTGGTATTATTACAGTAGGCACTGCACTTAGTATGTTAGCTGTGGCTCTAAAACGCCTCTACAAGCGCGTACAGGGCTTTATGGAGAATTGGGATCAATTTCACAGAGATTGGTCTGGAGAGCCTGCAATGCCCGGTAGAAGTGCTGTACCTGGTGTTATGGAGCGACTCAACCGGATTGATGGGGAATTAAAGCGTAATGGTGGTTCTTCTATGAAAGATGCAATTAATAGGGTTGAAAAGAAATTAGAGCAAATCGATGCTAGACTTGATCAAGGTAACCAGCGGTTTGACGAAATCGAAATGAGAATTAAATGACTAAAAGAAAAGCTAGAAGTTCAATTGTAGCACAACCAGGAACTAATAACCCTATTGGTAATTCTACTGGGTTTACTCTTGGTGGAAATAACGGAGCTGCTGGTTCTGTTTTAAGAAATTTAGGCACTAGATTAAACGCAAGAGGAATGAGCTGGAATGCTGCTCGTGCAGCTTTAGAAGTTGCTAAAGTTGAAGCTCACAGAGACATGACTGTAAGATCTATGGAACTACAAGCTGAAGCTGAAGCTCAGCAAAGAGAACATGAAGCAATTATTAAAACCACTCGTATGAATAATGCACACGCAATTAAAGCACACATTGTTGAAGCAGAACAGGGTCGTTTAGACCAGCTACAGTCTACAAACAACATTCATGGTGTTCTAAACAGACTACGTGATGATTTCCCTGGTGCTAACCTTGAGTTTGAAACTGAACGTGGTGAAAGAGTTAACATAACACGTCCTAGGGAGGCGTCCTCTGAAGATTCAGAGGGTGGGAGTCCCTTCTAGAAGAAGAAACGACGCGTTTAATACAGGTTCAACAAGCGGTAGAGGAACTCCTGTAGACCCTACTAGAGTACCTGGTGCTCCTGCAGTCCCATTAATTACTCCTCATTTTGAAGAAGCGCAAGCTCAAGTAAATACAGAGTCTTCTAATGAATCTGGTATTCCAGAATCTACTACAGAAGGCAATGGAACTCCTGCTACAGCTGCACCTGCAGCTGCTCCTATTAAAGATCCTAATCATGGTTTCTATAAAGAAAATGGCGATTTTGAAACAGATCCTATGAAAATTGCCGCAGCGTTTACTATGCAAGCTGCAAATAGTAGAAGCACAGGTCAGCCTTTTGATGCTAGATTCCCTTCTTATAAACACCCTACTTCTGGTGTTAGTGTTGAAAATATCTCTAAGTTAGATGAAACAAAAGCAAAGCCTACACTAATGCCTGCTATTAAAGTTGTTTATAAAGGAAAAGATGCTAACAGATTTGGTTTGGAAAATCAAAAACCAGGTGCCAAATGGAACAACCAGCATGGTGGTTATGAAAAACAGGGTGAAATCAGACCAAGTGGAATTAACTGGACAGGCGAGGAAAAAAATAGAGCTAAACATGAAGCTAGCTATTTTGAAAATCTAGTACTTCCAGCTGCAAATAAAATTGCTGAAATACACCAAAAGCTTAATAGTGAAAAAAATGGTGGAACATCAAGTATAGCTGCAGTTACTGACAAAAACAATAACAGTGAATTACAGTGTTCTTTTTGCGGTACTACTGCAGAAAGAGATACCTCTAAACCTGAAACCGACAATGATTTTATAACTGACCATGCTATTTTAAAAAATGGTTGGTGTAGAGCGGCTATGCTTGCCCATAATACTCTGCACCCTATTAAAGGCAATCTAGAGGAAATATAAAGTGCTAGATAAGATTACCCTACTATCTTTAGGTATTAGACCTGATACAGATCCAAATGATCCTGAAACCTGGTCTGATGAACTAAAGATTAATCATAAAAGAACTTTAAAGGCATTAGGGTCTAGATCATCTGATGTTGCAGTAAAACCTGCAGGATCAGTTTCTGGAAAGTCTGGATCTTTTAAACCACAAACTGGTAAGAATCTTGAAACCGGTGTTTTAAGTGGAGATGACGTAAGGCAAGAATCTGAAAGAATTAAAACCGCTTTAAATCAAATTGACAATTCTGATTTAGAAAAAGATGGGGCTCCTAAAGGGGTTAACTCAACTGTATGGGGTACTGCGTCAGATAAATCTAAAAAGCTTATTAAAGAGTACATTAAAGCTCATAGAGAGTTTATGGCAAGACATCAAAAGAACGGTCAGTTGCCAGATGAAAGTGACCTTAGCGATTCTGCAGCAGAAGATTTAGAAAAAATACAAGACACTCTTGGTGGTATTCAAACTGAACTTGGAGAAGAGTCTTACAAGCGTGGTGAACGCCATCCTGATCCAGAAGGTAATTTTGTTGTAGATCCTACAGAAGGAAAATGGGGTCAACAACAAGCTGTAATGGGTCATAAAGAAGAATTAGGAAAAATAAAATCTGCTCAATTGTTTGCTTCTAGTTATCCTCTTGGATTTACAGGATATGATCGAGTTCCTGATGGAATGGATGATGTAAATTTTGATGAGTTAAGTAAACCAATTAAAGTTCCAAACATTAAATTAAAGCAAGCAAGTTCACAAGACCTTAAACAAGAACAAGCAACAGCAGAAGCTGCTGCAACTGTTAAAAAACCTGGTATGGATCAAGATGAACTTGATAGTATGGAAGAAATGGATGGCTATGAGTGCGACACTTGTGGAGCTCCTCCAATTGGGTATGACGAGGATCATGGGTATCTATGTAGAGATTGCTACAAAGATAATTACAATGTTGGTGGAGCTAATAATACCCCTACTAATGCACCTAAAGAAGAGTCTAGCACACCTGTAGCAAGTTCTGAACCACAGGGTATGCCTAAGTTATCTCCAATAAAAGATGATGATGCGTCTCAATACACACCTGGTCCATATGAAACAGACATAGATAAAATTAAGTCTCAATTTGCTATCACATCATCTTCAACTGCAAGAAAAGATGGCACCCCTGACTTTATTGCTAACTATACAAATCCAGAAGTTCCAGGTCATACAAAACTTGCTGTTAGTGCAATAGTTTCTCCAAATGCCACTGGAAGACCAAATCCAAATGGTGGACGACTTTACAGCATAAACTGGGGTGGGGACTCAGTAACTCTGGCTAATGGTAAAAACTCAACAAAACTTGTAGGTTGGGGTACAGGACAATTTGGAAAAGGAATTGCAACTGGAAGTAGAGAAGACGAGTTTAATTTAGCCGTACATTCTGTTGCTAAAAAAATTGCGGAGTACCACTCTAAAATCAATGGCAAACTAGCTGGATATGTAACCCCACAGGCTGAAGAAGAAGAACCAGAAACAGAAGAAGATGGTCCTAAAAGAAATTCCGATGCTCAGTTTGAACAAGATACTGCTATTAAAATCTTAACAGAAGTTAGAGATAGAAATAGTAAAAGCTCTTCGGGTTATGCAGCAGTTCATTCTGCCTTAAATAGGGTGGCTGCAGGCGGTGCAGATAGTCAAGAAGAAGAGCGCGCTAGAATTAAGCAAATTTTAGATGAAGAACACTCTAAACATAAAAAGGGTAGTATAATGCAGGGCGAATTAGACCTTGCTAAAAGAAGACTTGGCTATAGTGATGAACCTACTGTACAAGAACAAAATCAAGCACAAATTGAAGCTGGAAGTAACGTATCTTCTCAAATGACTGAAGCCGGTCTTGCTCCATCGGCAGCCACTTCTAAACCAGCGGCATCGTCTAAAAATGGTGGAAGTTTAAGTTGGAAAGACTCGCTTGATAAGTTTAATGAATGGCGTGCTGCTAAAAAAGTAACATATAAAGATAATGGTCCTGCTATACGAAAGATAGCAAAAGAAATTCGTGCAAAATCTCCAGGGGTTGTAGGACATTTACTTGATCTTGATGATAAGTTTTCTTCATTAACTAATAACCAAAGGTTAGCTGAAGATGATCCTAGAAAAGAGCTTGCTAATAATTTAAAAGCAGCTGCGCAGTCTCTCTACAGCCATATATCAGACAAAGCATCAAACAGCCCTGATGAACTTGCCACCGAACTACCACAAAGTCTTAGAGCAGACCACTTATTAAATGAAACTCCTACTATTGCTGAAGAGGCTAAAGTTGGTCAGCCAGATAAAATTGACCCTAATTTATGGGTAACATTATCTCCAGATCAAAAAAAGCATGTTGATAAGTATATACATCTCCATAATAAAGTTCAAAGCTTTCAGCTTCCTAATGGTCAAATAGCGGGTTCAGACGAAAGTTTAAGTGCCTATAATGAAATGCACGAGGTAAGAAACAAACTAGAAAAGTCATTTGGAGCTACTGCAGCTTCCAAAGTAGGAACTGAAAAGTATGATGTTGCGTCTAAAAAAGTGTTTGACTTATTAAAAGAGTACCCTCTTGGTATTGCACGAGTTTTTTAAATAAACTACTTTTAGCACTATAAACAACTTAAAATATGTAATCCTTGTATTATTAAGGAGTAATTATGGCTACTTGTGCTAACTGTTCTAATGATGCATTCTTTATTTATCAGGTAACTGATTCATATGCGATTGACTTCTGTTCTGCTCACGTACCTAACTTTTTGCGTTCTGAAAAATATGCATCAAGCCTTATTATGTTAGATTTACCTGTCATCACAGAGACGACACCGGTATCTCAGAAAAAGAAGTCTGTTGAGACAGTAGTTGAGGAAACTCCTGCTGAAGATCCAGAATCAGAAGATGCCACTAATTAGGAAGTTTGCCGTTCAAGGGCATCCCGTTCCTAACGGATATACAAGACCTCGTGGACCATTTCCACCAGAAATCCTAGCACAAACTAGGGTGGTTCATGAAGATTACAACTCGGACTCCTTACATGAAGCACTAGATGACGTTCGCATGTTCCGCTGTAAGGAATGTGAAGATATACTCTACGAGGACGAACTTATTAACCATGATTGCGAAAGCGAGTAAAAATGCCTACAAATAGCGGCAATCCAGTCGACAGTGCTGGAAACCTTCAAGTCGATTTTGCGTGGGGTAATTTTCCTCCACAGCCAAACGACGTACGTACACTAGCATCAGACACAACAACACCTACTGCAACTACTGACCCTGTGTACTCAACAACTAACACAAACAAGCGTCTTATTCCTGGTAAGGATAACCACGATGCTGTTCTTGGTGGTTGGGGTGGCTACCCACTCTTTTCAGCTGGATCTAAGACCGGTAACTTCTATCAAGGAGACACTGGTAAGTTTGCAACTGTTCAGAATGCAAACGGAACTCTTTTGTCTAGCTACACACCTTACATTGTAGTTCCTTCAATTACTGGTCAAACTGATCTAAATGCTAAAGATGCGCTTCGCGACAGCGGGTTTGCTAACTCTAGCATTTCTAATGCTACTGCAGCTCTTGGTGGTCGTTGGAAAGCTACTGGTTGGACTACATCTGGTCAGAACGTAACTTACACTGGTGGTGGAAACAGCGGATTCAGTGTTGGCGACATTTTTACTGTATGGAATCTAGGTGCTACTCTTAATGGTACTTACACTGCTGGTTCATCAACTGCTACTACTTCAGTTGGTGCACAGGCTCTACTAGGTACTCCTGCAGCTACTTCTACTGGTACTGGTTACTTGGTTGTTGTAGGTCAAAGCCTAACAACTACTGCAACTGCTGCTCTTGGAGCAACCGATATTGTTGTTGCATCAGCTACTAACCTAACTGTAGGTATGGTTGCAACTGCTGTTGGTGTTCCAACTGGAGCTGTAATTCAGTCAATTAACGGTACTACTGTTAAGCTTTCTGCTCAACTTACTGCTGCATTGTCTGCTACTTCAGTTACTTTTAAAACTGCTGCACGCGTTGCTTCAGGTATCCGTACTCTATCATCAGATGGTACAACTGTTACAGTTAACACTACTGCAACTCACGGACTGGTTGTTGGTGACAGCGTAACTGTTATTAACTCAGCTGTAAAAACTGCTCAGTTGGGTACTGGTGCTGCAAGCCAGGCTGTTCTTAATCTAGCTGCTGCTGGTGGTAACGCTCAGAACGATCAGGTCTTTGGTCCTGGTATTCCTGCAGGTGCAACAATTACTGCTACTGGTGCGGGTACAACTACTCCAACTATTAGCAGTAACTTGACTGCAACTCTTGTTGCTAACTCAGTTTCTACTACTGGTACAGGTACTGCGGGTTCTACTGCACTTACTGTTGCTTCAGGTACTAATACTGTAAATGGTCAGTTTGTAACTGGTTATGGTATTCCTGCTAACACTTATGTATCTTCTGGTGGTGGAACTACTAGCATCGTTTTGAGCAACGCTCTTAATGTTACTATTTCTGCTTCAGCTGTTACTTTCACAATTGGTGCTACCACATCTGCTTCTGCTGCTGTTGGTGCTACTGTTGTAAACGTAGCTTCTACTACTAACCTAGTAGTTGGACAGACTATCTCTGGAACTGGTATTGTTGCTGGTACTGTGCTTGTTGCAATCAACACTCTAGCTCTTACTTTGAGCCAGCCAACTGTTGGTGCAGTTCCTGCTAGCACCTTGCTCTCATTCACCAACTTGATTACCATTGGTCTTCAGTCAAATGGTGTTGTAAACACTGGTGTTTCTTCTAGCCTACCAGTTGCTGTTCTAGTAACTTCAGTTCCTAACTCTAGTTCATTTACCTTTGCAGGTGCCGGTGTTCAAGCAGGTAGCGTAGCTACAACTACTTTGGCATCAGACACTTACTGGGCTACCACAACTGGTTCAAGCAACACCTCTGGTCAAAACGTACTAAATCTAACTTCAGGTCAGGGTGCGTTTGTTAACGCACAGATCGGTAGCGTAGTTACAGGTACAGGTATTGATGACGGTACAGTTGTTCTAAGCCGTTCAACAGATGCTATTACTCTTAGCAAGAATCTTACAGCTACCATCACTGCTGGTACTGTAATTGGATTCTCTAATGGTCAAGTAGTTCCTGGTGTACGTACAAACACTGTATCTGCTCAAGGTATTGCTGCAGGTGCTGCTACTACTGGTTCAAGCACTGCGATTACAGTAACTGTTTATAACTAAATATTGGTAACATGGCTAAGTCCTGGGATCCGTCTAATCAACCTGATCAGCAACTCCGTTTGGAAGCTGCTCAACGATTGGATCCCAGGGCTGAGCTTTATCAGGTAGACCCTGATGTAGCTGTTGAGCTTCTTAGGCTCCAGCAAGGTACTGGTGGAAATTACACTAGTATTGAAAGCCCATTTCAAGCTCTTCCTACTGCATCTTCTGTTGGTGAGTTTGCCAAAACAGGTCAATTTGCAGAAGCTAGATCTCTTTATTTTGATGACGCTGTTCGTGCATCACAGCTTGGTTATGATATAACCACAGGCAAATACTATACTACTAGCACTGCGTATGACCCTTCAACAAAAAGTAGATACACACGAGGCGGTATAGAGTATGAAAACCTAGCGTCTGATGCTAGAGACTATGAAACTGAGCCTGCTCCAATCACAGTAAAACCAACTTCTACAACTAATCCTAAAAAACCTAGAACCGTAGCTGCTGGTTATAGACCAGGAACAAGTGAAGATGGAAGTAATGGGACTTTAACTGTAATTTTTAGAGATGGAAGTTACTATAACTACTATGAAGTAGAGCCTTATTTATGGCAACAATTTAAGCAAGTAAAATCTAAAGGTAGATTTATTGCTAAATATTTAGATCAAAAACCTAGAGGGTATGCTAGCGTTGCATATATTACAGCAATAGCTCAAAAGACAGAATACTATATTTCTCGTACTAACCAGGTTATGACTAGAGGAAAACAAGGTTGGAGAGCTAAAAGACAACCTAATTTGGATAGAAGATTATTACAAGCCGAGCGCGCAACTAGAAGAGCTGCTAGACTTGCTAAGGCAGCAGGAACAAATCCTGCAAGAAACAGAGGAAAAAGGCGAGCATAAATTTATGCCAAAGATACACAATATTGGAAAACAACACTTTGTACAGCTTTTTAGGTTTCCTGTTAAATGGGGTACTAAACTAGTTGTAGTAGGTCATACACAAGAAATAGAACCTCCGTATAGAACCTCTAAACCTGTTATGATTAGATTACCCTTTTATCGTGTTTTAGTTATCGGTAAATGGAATGGAAAACTAGAAGAAGAAACAGCGCTCACAACTGCGCTAGAAATGCGAGTATTAACTGATGAAGATTTTCAAAAAGGATGGACCCCAGCAGCCTACAAAGTTACAGAAGAGGGTAGCGTCTATATCGACTCCTGAATTAATAACTTGGGTTGAAACGCATCTATACATAATAGGTAAAGAAACTACTGCTTGGTTAAAAACTAAAGAAGCTTTTCTTTTAGAAGATGCCGCTTCAGCAGCAGAGACACTTGTGGCTATCATGGATGAGTTAAAAAAGAGGGCAAATGAGTTTTGAAGAAGATAAATTTGAGGAAATAAATCCTGATTTTTATAAAGAAGACAGAGAAGTCACAGAAGATGACTTTGAAGAACCCGAAGATGAGCTATCTAGAGAATTTGTTGAACGACTAATAGACAAAATTATGGAGTTCATGGTTGTACTTGTAGGTCATGAATTGCACACTTATCAAAAACCATTAGCTAGACGAATCATTGAATCAGTTATTATTGGTGATGGTGAAGAGGTAACTGCTTTGGCTGCTCGTCAGTCTGGTAAGTCTGAAACTATTGCTAATACAGTGTCTACTTTAATGCTTCTAATGCCTAGATTAGCTAAGATTTATCCAGACTTACTTGGTAAATTTAAAGACGGTATTTGGGTAGGATTATTTGCGCCTACTGAATCACAGGCAGAAACTTTGTTTAGTCGTACTGTAACTCGATTGAGCTCAGAACGTGCACAAGAAATTCTTAGCGATCCTGAGATTGATGATATAGCTGCTAAAGCTGGTGGAGTTACTAAAATGATCAGACTTAAAAAGTCTGGATCTACTCTTACAATGATGACAGCTAACCCTAGAGCTAAAATTGAATCTAAGTCTTTTCATCTTGTTGTTATTGATGAGTGTCAAGAAGCAGATGATTTTATTGTTACTAAATCTATCTCTCCTATGATGGCGTATTACGCGGGTACAATGGTAAAAACAGGTACTCCTACTACACATAAAAATAATTTTTACAAGTCCATTCAACTAAATCGACGTAGACAAACCGGTAGAAGTGCAAGACAAAACCACTTTCAATGGGACTACAGGGACGTATCAAAGATCAACCCAGATTATAATAAGTTTATAAAGAAAGAGATGATTCGTATTGGAGAGGAGTCAGATGAATTTCAGATGTCATACAACTGCAAGTGGCTACTTGAACGAGGAATGTTTGTCTCTTCTACCCTCTTGGATGAGCTTGGTGATACTAGCCAAAAAATCGTCAAAACCTGGCACCAAACACCCGTTGTTGTTGGAGTCGATCCTGCTCGAAAAATGGACTCAACCGTTGTCACTGTTGTCTGGGTGGACTGGGACAGACCTGATGAGTTTGGGTATTATGACCATAGAATCCTCAACTGGTTGGAACTTCAAGGTGATGACTGGGAAGAACAGTACTTCCAAATAGTAAACTTTTTAAGCAACTATGACGTACTTGCAATTGGTATTGATGCCAATGGTGTTGGTGACGCGGTAGCACAGCGTCTAAAAATTCTTATGCCTAGAGCTGAGGTTGTAGCCCTCACATCTAGCCAATCAGAGCAATCTAAACGGTTTAAGCACTTACAGGAACTTTTACAAAGAAGATCTTTAGCATACCCTTCTCATGCAGAGTCTAGAAGACTTCGTGTATGGAAGCGTTTTTATCAACAAATGACAGATGTTGAGATTAAGTATAAAGGTCCTAACTTTACTGTATCAGCACCTGATGAAACATACGCACACGATGACTTTGTGGATAGTTTAGCTATGGCTTGTTCTCTTACTAGAGAATTAGTAATGCCAGAGGTAAATGTTTCTTCCAGTCCTTTTTTCTAAAAATAATGATTTCAGCCTTTATTTATGTTGATTTTGAGTCAAACTAATTACTGGAATACTGCAGTTCCAATTCTAACTATAAGGAGTCCCCATGGGCATTTCCCCAAATCCTATGTTTCCAGAACGTGCGCCACAGGCGTACGAACTAAAAGGCGCAGGTAACATCGAGCGTAGAGGTCCACTTCGTTTTGAAGAAGGTATCGCTACTGACACTGACGTTCCTAACGACTTTCAGAAGGGCATCATGAGTGGCTTTGCAGCAGCTCCTGGACGTCCTAACCGCAACGCACCAGTATGGCAAAAGCCAGCTGCTGAGACCCTATCAGAGCGCGCACACGTGGGCTCTGCTGCATGGATTGAAGCACCTACTTTCCTAGGTGAGTTTGCACACGGTTCATTCACTAACTATGCTGAGCAAAAAGTTGAACAGAAATTTGTTTCTGGCGGCAGAACAGCTCGTTTGAACCCAACAGTAGTTCAAGACTAATTACATTCCTAAGCTGACCTGCCCTAACCTGGGCAGGTGGCTTTGGTTTGAGGAGACGGCATAATGGCATCAGTACCTGCCAACGAAAAGCTTTGGGCTTTGATTGTAACTCAAGCAAAAGCTAAGTATACCAACTATCCTAACCCAGGGGCTAGCCACTGGGTTCATCAGCAATACCTGAAACATGGTGGTCGTTTTATTGAGACTAGCGAAGAAACTCGTCGCAAGAAAATCGCTGAAAAAATGCTGCAAGACAAACTTCGTAAAAGAGCTGCCCATAAAGGTCTTAAAAAAGACGAAAAGAATTCAAAGCCTGTACCTAAGAAAAAGTCTAAGGATAAGTAACTAAATGTCTTTTATGGACTTTTCACCACCCAGCTATAGGGCGGCTTCTTCTGATCTAACTATCTCTATTTCTCCATTAGGTTTGGTAGAACTTGCTGATGAAGAATTTGAAGTCCACGGTCCCCGACTAAATCGTTACAGCCTTAACTGGGCTATGTATCTAGGTCACCACTGGGGCTACCGCCGTGAACAAGGCGAAATGCAGATCTCGATCAACTATTATCGTGCATTTATAGACTATATCTCTAGATTTACTTTTGGTAAAGGTATACATTTTAAATCACCAAAAGCAACTGAAGCTATTGTTCCTAAACTGTTAGAGCGTGTTTGGGAAGTTGATAACAACAAAATGCAGATCCTTTTTGAGATGGCTCAAACTGGTGCAGTATCTGGTGACTGTTTTGTAAAGATTGCTTACGAAGAAGCTTGGGAAGACAGCGTTGGTCGTTTTCATCCTGGTCGTGTGCGTATTCTTCCATTAAACCCAGCCTTTTGTTTTCCTGAGTTCCATCCACACGATAGAACTCGTCTACTTAGATTTAAACAGAAATACCGTTTTTGGGGAACATCCCTAGAAGGTACTCGTCAGGTCTTTACTTATACTGAAATCCTTACCGATGACATCATCGAAGAGTACATCAATGATGAACTTATTGATTCAAGACCTAACCCACTAGGTCAAATTCCTGTAGTTCATATCCCTAATATTCCTGTATCTGGATCTCCATGGGGTCTTGCGGATGCTCATGATATTATTACTATTAACCGTTCATACAACGAAATCTCTACGGACATTGCAGACATTATTAACTACCATGCTGCTCCTGTAACAGTAATTGTTGGTGCTAAGGCTTCTAATCTTGAAAAAGGTGCTAAAAAGGTCTGGGGTGGTCTTCCAAAAGATTCTCAGGTATTTAATCTAGAAGGTGGAGGAGCCGGTCTTGCTGGTGCAATGGAGTACCTAGCATCTCTAAAAACTGCTATGCATGAAATGATGAACGTTCCAGAAACTGCTTTGGGTCAAGTTCAGCCAATTTCTAATACTTCTGGTGTTGCTCTGTCTATTCAATACCAGCCTCTTATGAATCGTTGGTCTCAAAAGACTGCTCAATATGGTAAGGGTCTAGAACGAATTAATGAAATCATTATGCTAAATCTTGTAGTTAAAGAACCAGAAACTTTAATTTATGACCCATCTCAAGGCAGCCCTTTAAAACCTGGACAACTAACTCAACTAGATCCTAATGACCCATTAACCTACCAATCTTTTGCACATTTTCCTGAGCCTCTTCCTTTGGATAAACTAATCCTCATGAGCGAACTTCAGCAAAAAATGGCTCTTGGTTTGGAGTCTAAAGAAGGTGCCTTGCGTGCTCTTGGTGAAGAATTCCCAGAAGAAAAGATGGAAGAAATTCGTCAAGAAATGATTGAAGATGCTAAGGCTGACGGTGCGCTATCACTAATTAAGGTACAGCTCCAAAAAGAGATTATGGATATGACCGGTATGATGCCAGGACCAGAAGGCGGAACTGCTACTCCTATTGATCCTATGATGATGGGTGATGGGGATGTTCTTGGAGACGGTATTGAAGGTCCACCAGAAGAAGGTGCTGAAGACCCTGAGCTAAACTCTAATATGGAAGAAGAACAGGGCGAATCATCTATGCGTGAAACTCTAGTTCAACAAGCTTATGGAGCTAATATCCCAACAAGAGATCCTATAGATAATAGTAACAATAAATAATTCTAGTTTGCTAAGAAACTAAGTGTTTATTTCCCTATCCTTATAGTATACCCACTGACAAGGTCACGTGCTCACACATCGGAAAACGACCCACGAGAATGAAAAGAGAATAATAATGGATGAAAACCTAGAGGCAGTAGAAACTGCTGAACAAGTTACGCCTGAAGTTTTTGTTGAGGAAACACAGTTGCCAAATACTAACGAAGTCAAAGAAGCAATTCAGAAGGCTCGTGCACAGGAAAAAGCAAAGCTATACCCTCAGGTAGAAAAACTACAGGAAGAGCTCGCCCTCCTTCGCAAGGAGCGTGAAGAACGCCAAGCCCTAGAGGCTGAGCGTACAGCAAAGCGTCAAGCTCGTGAATCTGAGCGTATGGCTGAACGTAAAAAGCAAGAAGAATCAGAACTAGAAGTTCGCGATCTACTAGCTAAAAAAGAGCAAGAATGGGCGACCAAACTTGAAGCTGAACGTAAAGAACGTGAGAAGGCTTTTGCCCTTCTAGAGCGTGAACGTGAATTCCAAGATCTGCAACAGTATCGTTCGCAGCGCATGGAACAGGAACGCGAAAGTATTATTCCAGAACTAGTTGATCTAATTTCTGGAAATTCCCGTGATGAAATCGAGCAGAGCATCGCAGGTCTTAAAGAACGTTCTGCAAAAATCTTTGACTCAGTTGCGCAAGTTGCACAGCAAAGTCGTAAAGAGATGTCTGGTACTCGTATTACAGTACCAGCTAACGGACCCCTCGATAACAATTCGGACTCATCTACGTTAACCCCAGACAGTATTTCAAATATGTCAATGGCAGAATATGCAAAGAATCGCTCAAAGCTTTTGGGCGGTAATAATAACCGTGGACAGGGATTGTTCGGTAATTAAACCACCCAACTAACTACCGCTTCTGAAAGGAGCAAACAATGGCAGGTTCTGCTATAACAGGTTCGTCCCAGCTCGCTGGTGCACCTACCGCTTACTCAGGCACTAACTCACAGTTAAGCCAATCAATTCAAACCATCTGGTCAAAGGAAATCCTTTTCCAGGCTATGCCTATCCTTCGCTTCGAGCAGTTCGCTGTTAAGAAGACTGAACTTGGTGTTGCTCCTGGTCTTCGTGTTAACTTCCTACGTTACAAGAACTTCGCAGTGGACCCAACTCCACTATCTGAAGGTGTACGTATGACCACCAACGCTCTAACCGCAGAGCAGATTGCTATCACCGTTGCTGAGCACGGCTACGCAGTTGCAGTGTCAGAATTGTTGCTAAACGCATCATTCGATGATATCATGGCTTCTGCTTCTCGTTTGCTTGGTCGCCACATGGCACAGTACCTAGACGTACAGGCACGTAACACCCTATCGGCTGCTACTTCTTCTGTATTTGGTTATGACCGTTCAGGTCTATCAAGCTCAACAACTTTCAACACCTATGCTGAAGGTTCCACTGTTAGCTCGATTGACAACTTGACCTCTAACCACAAGCTAACTACTGGTGCTATCAAGGATGCAGCTCTAGTTCTTGCAGGTAAGAACATTCCTCGTCTAGGCGAGACCTATGTTCAGTTTATTCACCCTAAGCAGTCTCGTGACCTTCGTTCAAACCCAGAGTTTATCGAAGTAACCAAGTACGCTGCTCCAGGTAACTTCATGCTAGGTGAAATCGGTCGTCTATATGACGTCGTATTCATCGAGACCACCAACCTAAACAAGCTAACTCAAAGCACTCTTTACAGCCAGGTTGCTAACGTTGGTACTCCTTCAGACCAGACTGGTGTTCCTGTAAAGGCTAACACCAATGCGGGTCGTGGTGGTAACCCAGGTTACGGTTCAACCGCTCCTGATTCAACTACTAACCTAGCTGGTACTACTAACATTGCTGGTACTACCGGTACTACTGGTGCGTTTGATGTTTACGAATCAGTAATGATTGGTGACAACGCATTTGGTCACGCTATCTCACTTCCAGTTGAGCTTCGTGATGGTGGTGTTCTAGACTTCGGTCGTGAGCACGCACTAGCATGGTACGCCATCTGGGGTCTAGGTGTTATTACTGACCAGGCTATCGTTAAGGTCTACACCGCTTAATAGCCAAAAAACCTCGTGTTATGGGGGGTTCGCAAGAGCCCCCCATTCACAAAACTAAATAACTAATTATAGGAGAAAAATATCGTGGCAAACAATCCAACAAGTCCTTTGGACGCTACCGGTCGTGCTGCAGAACAAGCCGCTAAAAAGAATGCTGCAGAAATTAACAAGCGCAAAGAAGAGATTGCAATCTCTCGTGCTGCTGAGGAAGAACTACTAGAAACCGCTGTCTTTGATCCAAAGCAGCCAGATGTACCAATCTTGATTGATGAGATTGAAGAAGTAGGCGTAGGAATTAACAACGAAAAGGTTGTTATCCGTACTATTACTGACATTGATGACATGACTTATGGAATCGGTAATAACTACACTTTTAAAGCTGGAGTTAAGTATTCCGTGCCAAAGGAACTAGCTAATTACCTAGAGCGCCTTGGCTACATTTGGCGTCCTAACTAAGAACGTCTAATAAACTGCCCATCCTGTTAGTACCGCCTTCCTCCTAACAGGGTGGGCTTTTTCTTGTTTGGGCTGTATTTAAAGGCAAAATAAGAGAACATAAATATATACATTTTTTTGAGGAACTGTGGCAACTCTTGCTAATCTTGATGATCGAGTTCGTATATAACTGGGCGATCTTGGCAAATCTTTTGTAACTAACTTTGTTGCTGATGGTACCACAAACAGATTCAGACTTCACTATGCCCCTTTAGATGGGCAAGGCGTTAAAGTCTTTAAAAATGGTACTGATATTTCTAATCTAGCTTCTGTAGAAGAACAAACAGGTATTCTTGTTACAGATACAGTACCCGCTGATGGAGATGAGCTTCTTGTCAGTGGTACCTATTATCGTTATTTTACTGCTACTGAAATTAACGCGATTGTTGAAGAAGCGTTTCAAACCCACGCATATAGCCACAATGATTCAGTAGGTAGACAGTTAACTCTTGAAAATCTACCTGGAGTTGAAGAATACCCTGTAGCTATTCACGCTACTACCCTTGCTCTGTATACTCTTGCTACTGATGCCTCATTTGATATTGATATTCAAGCACCTGATGGCGTCAGTATTCCTAGGTCTGAACGCTACCGTCAACTTATGGAGATGGTACAGGCTCGTCAAGAACAGTACAGAGAGCTTTGTAATCTTCTTGGTATTGGTCTATACCGTATCGATGTCTTTAACCTTAACCGTATTTCTAAGGCTACCGGTCGTCTTGTTCCTAAATACGTTCCTCAAGAAGTTGATGATCGATCATACCCAGAACGTGTTAAGACCCCGCTTCCAACACTTGGTTCAGTAGCCGAGGCTTGGCCAACCGAAGCTGGAGAGCTAACTGCTTACCAGGGACGTGGGTTTACACACTCATTAACTGTTACTGGTAATTATGCCGGTAAAAAGTTTATTGCTAATTTGTTAAATCAACGTGGATCAGTTCTTACAGTTCAAGCATTTACTTTAAATGTAACTACAACTGGTACCGATGTAATTACAGCTGCTTCTTGAACTAATGGAAGTACTACAATTACACTGACTACTAGTGCTCCTCATGGGTTATCTGCTAATGATGCTGTTGTGATTACTAATGTCAACAACACAGTTAATGGATTTGGAACTGTTGCTAGTGTTGTGGATTCCACTCACTTTACAATTACTGGACTTGCCACAACAGCTTTAGCACTGACTAATCTTACTGGTCAAGTAGAAACAAATGCGTCTAAAGCTTACACCTTTGACCTTTCATTAACAGCAGATCAGACTTTAAGATTGGCAGAAAGAACTTACTGGTCTATTTCTACCGTTGAC